CTGCGAATTTCTCTTAGGGCTAGACATTGTGCCTCCATGCTTTTACTCCCAAGGGAAAGCCTGGTTAGTAGTAGTCCTAGAATAAAACCTTGGTAGTTAAAAACCCACTTTTATACGGTGAGCAAGCGAAGCTTGCGAGCCGTTACGGCCCGTTCCACTGGCGTTCCACGAACCGTAACAACCGTGAAGGTTCGGGGCTTCTAGGGGCGAAGCCCCTCACTAATACTAAGGGGGGGAAACGTATGCTTTACCACGCATTTTGATAAAAAAGTTTTATAACATTTTGGTAACAGACTAAAAACCTTTTAATCACAACGATTTATGTAGCTACTTTAGAAAAAATATTTCACTGGATACTATACACCATACGTATCGCGTATTAAAAACCCGTGGGTCGTTGGCTCGTTGTGGCCTGATCTGCAGGGCATACCCCACCCCTAGTTGTTGGCCGTGTCCCCGTGCCACTTGTAGGCCGTGGCCGTGCCGTGTCTGGGGCTGGGCTGGGTGCAAGTTGTGGCTAAGTGTGCCGTGTGTCTTGTTAATGGCACGGACAGTCCAGGGAGTACCAGGCGAGAGCTACCAGGGGGAAAGCTGGCCAGGAATTGCCAGCCCGTAACGGTGTGACGCACCTCACAAAAATACTTTTGAAATAGTCTTGACACCAGCTAGGGCAGGGCTTATGGTGAATACATAGGGCAAATAGCCCCAAGATAGATAGGGATAATCTAATGGATAAAATCGTAGCTGGCTACATAGGAATAAAGATTGACACACCAGGAACGGTTCAGGTATGTCATAAGTGTTCAACCGTATCACTCCAGGAACTACGCGCCCATAGTTTTGGCGCGGTGTTTACTGATGACGTTTACCTAACACGCAACGGCGGGCTAGTCTGCGTATTATGCCAGGAAAAGTTTATCTAATGCGCGCCTGGAATTGGACACCCAAGGCGTACCGCCTGCGCGATAGCTTGATCGCTTGGGCGTGTTGGTTAATGACCGCGGGCGTGATCGCGCTATTCTTAATCAAGGCAACTAACTAACCTAGTCGAGAGTATGGGGGCGGGCTTAATCTCCCGCCCCACGTATCCGCAACTAGGCGGGCAACGATTAGCGATAGGGGCTAACAATGGCAACAACACTAAGCAAGTCAAGCAAGGCAGAACTAAAACTAAACGCACTTGAACAACTAAAGGGAATGGACATACAGCGGGGCGAAACTATTTACACCGCTACGCAATACGTAGGTAACTCAGGCACGGCATACGTGCGGGCTTGGGTGATGCGCGAGAATGTCCCGTTATCTATTACTTGGGCAATCGGACACGCCACCGCGCAGACATTAAAAGATCGCGGACATTGGGCAATCCGCACGGGCGGGTACGGTTACAGCAGGGCTCAACACGTAGTTGACGCGCTTAGTTGGGCACTATTTGGCCAAGGCGGACAGCTAAAAGATCGCGAGATCTAGCGCGGGTTAGTCAGGCACGGGACATTATCCCGCCCCGTGTCTGGCTATCTGGTACTAGGCCAGAACTTAACACGATAGGAAACTAGAACTATGGACATACAAGTTATAGGCGTAGGCTTTAACGATAAGCCGATCGAACTAAAGGCCAAGTGCGGGCACGTTGACGCGCTTGGGTATTTCGCGGGCACGGTATGCGGTAAGTGTGCGCGAGCTAACCACCGTAAGGCGGTAGGCAAATGATAATCGAGCGCAACTATCAGGGCGCTTGGGTAATCTCCGACATAATCGGGGGCTACCGTGTAGCGCGTCAATACTACGGCTACACCAAGGCGCAGGCCGTGGCCTTATTCCGTGCAGATTCTAAGGCGGTGTGATCCTATGAATACCAAATACATAGAGTGTCTAGAGTGTGGCACGGATACTATGACGGCGCACGTTATCGGGTGCAATACGGGCACGGGTAGCTATCAAATAGTAAAGGGTAGCGCGATCATAGATCACGCCTTTAATGATGCTGGCCTATACCAAACACTAGGTGAGATCCGTCAGGAACTAAAGACACTAGCTGGCGTGCACGTTTACGACACTAACGGCACACGGCTAAAGGCCAAGCAAGTTGCAGACTTGCTATACGATTACGCTTGGAATGGGGCTAAGTAATGATTAAGAGATGTAATTGTGACGAATTAGATGATGACTTAATAGAGCAGGGCTACACTTGCTATAAATGCTACGAAAATAGGAATGAATAATGATTACTAGAGTGATAATTGAGATAGACATAGATAGAGACAGCTACCAAGGTGATGACGAACTAGAGTCACTAGTCATTGACGAACTAACGGATCTAATGCGATCCGACATTATGGCAGGGGCACACGTGTACCCCGTTGACGTAATCGGTGGCACTACGTTGGTGATCCTACCTAATGGCTAAAGAATTATGCGCCAAGTGTGGCGATACCGTAGCTAGCCATAACCTGTATGGGTGTTGCGCCGAACCGCTAGAGTCTAGCTTATCTTGCGGTAATTCTTACCGTAAATGTATGGATTGCGAGGGGTAATGCTAACAATTAAACACGACATACTAACGTATGAGCCATACCGCATAGTGTGCGATCATTGTGAATGGGTATCGGATAACTACGCCAAGCTATCGCAGGTATCCGTAGCTATGACGGCGCACCTAAAGGCACGGCATACGCCTGATAAGATCCGCAGGCCTGCACCTACCAAGCCGAGCTTGGTGCTAGTGCGACACGCCGAATAATCAAGGGTACTTGACAAGGGTGGTAGAATAGAATTAGCAACAAATTGTTGCGAGCTCGATAGGAGAAATTATGAGCAACAAGGCACGTATCCCAATGACGTTGGAGATCACGTACAAGGGTGAGCCACTTACCCTTGATGAGATAGCTAACATACTAAGACTACTAGTTGAGTCATCCAGTAATGACGAGCTTGAAGTTCTCAACTATCATTGGGAAGCTAACTACTAGGTAACTAGTCTGCATCCCGTGTCACACGGCACGGGGTGCGGGCGGGCTACCTAGCCCACGGATCAGGCGATCCGCAACTAGATAGGGATAGATAGGGGGTGCATAATGGATACAAATAAACTTTATCGCGAGCAAGAGTTTATGGTCATTGACGAAACCCGCGAGTGGATAGCTCGGGACTATTACGGCAACGATTTAGACAGCTTGATTAGTGTATTCCAGGAATTGAAATACACAGTAGATGAATGGCTTACACGTGCCAAAGATAATGGCGTGGTAATTCCAAGCCATTGGTCCGAATAGTCTAGGTGACTAGCCTGCACCCCGTGCCAAGTGGTACGGTGTGCGGGTGGGCTAGCTAGATAAGATCCGCTAGACTTTCATTGTGTCATAGGGGCACAATGGATACACAATGAATGGAGATAGGACAATGCAAGCTATTAAAGATTATCTAGACTCTATCGGTGTGAGTGTAAACACCATTAGCACGAACACCGCACCGCCCAAGTGGGCGCAAGGTATGAATGGGTATGAGTGCACACTAATGCGTAACGGTGAGCCTATGTTTACCGTGCCGTACTACCAGGGATCAGCTCGCACTAGCGCACCAATGCGCGAGGATGTTATTCACTGCCTACTATCTGACCGTGGCACACTAGATTATTCAAGTGAGTTTAGTGAGTGGGCTAGCGGGCTAGGTTACAACCCCGATAGCATAAGCGACAAGGAATTGTTCGACCGCCTTGTAGAGCAGACACGCATGTTAGAGCTACACTTTACCGATCAGGAACTATCCGTACTATCGGCACTAACCGAGGATTACTAATGCTTAATCTATTATCACTTGAACGTATGACCGAGCTAGTCAAGCTATCACTAGAGATTAAGCCAGAGATAGTATTGTGCCTTAGTTGCTACGATACTTTTATACTCAAGTCCGAGCACCCCTTTGATGAGTGGGTATGCGATAGTTGCGAAGCTGTCGAGCGTGGCATTAGTGTTGATGAATTGTGAGCAGAAAACCTAACGGCCGTAAGCTACGGCCACGTGAGCAACAAGCAATAGATGCACAAAGACTATTCGCACACCTTACGCATGACGGGTCACTATGGGACAAGGCATTGTGCCAAGGTGCTAGCTACCCCGATTGGTGGTATCCCGCGACAACTAATCACATCACACTAGATGAGATAGCTACGGCAGGTATGGCGTTAGAGATTTGTGATGCCTGCCCTATCAAGGAACAATGCCTTGAAGTGGGTATGCAAGATGATGACATACGATACGGTATCTGGGGCGGGCTACTATCAGGTGAACGCCTGGCGCTACGCGCCAAGCTAACGGGTAAGAGATTAACTAACGCAGAAACAATGGCAGTAAGTGGGGCACGTATCGTACGTGACCGTCTAAGCAAAATGAATGGAGTCAAGTTATGATTAAGGAACTAAAGATTAAGCGCAAGATCCGTAAGGATACAGAATACTTAGGGGAACTACAGCACCTAGTAATGAATGATCCTACCCCTGCAGCTGATGAGGCTATGATCCGTTACCTATTGGACAGCATTGAATGGTTGGATAGTTTTGATGAGTAACTATGAGCACCTATGGATAGATACTGACGACGGCTACGACGTATGCAGTACCTGCAACGCACGGATCTATCACGGCGTAGCTTATGATCGCGAGGATGACTTTGATACCCGTGTATTCCCTGAATGGGATGATGAATGATGTACAACTACGATTACTTTAGCCAGGAATGGACATACACCTGCCGTGCCTGTAATACCGAGCTATACGCACCCACTAAGAAACACCTGGAAGGTAACCATTGGATACATACACACTCCAACCAGTGCTTAGGCGGGTGGTGACAGTAATGGATACGCTTATGATTTATGTAGTAGTTATGTTGATCCTGGCCATAGTAGTTAAGTACACCAACTAATGTTACAGATCCGACCAACCGAAATTAAAGCAGTAACAGATCTGCTATCGCAGGAACACGAAAGTGTAGATGAGCTGGCAAGATCCGTCATAGAACTCATTGACACTATGCGTTCCAAGCGGGACACCTACGTATTAGTGCAGATTGAACCCTCGCTTGGCGTGGCTAAGGCTATCGGCCCGTACGCCACGTCTAACCAAGCGGTCAAAGACATACCGACTAAGCTCACCAAGTATGACGAGCGTAGCCGTGCCTATTTGGCAAAGTTACAAGATCCGTGTATGATAAACATTAGTTAGAGTCCCTATCCTCTCACTAATTGCAAGCCCCCAGCGTACTCCTATCCGTTGGGGGTTTTTGCATTGTCACTTCTTTACACAGTCTCGAATGTCTAGCTCTGCACTTGGCAAACAACAATGCCCCGAACCAATTAAGATCCGAGGCATTGCCTAATCCGATAGCCAGCTTCCCCTCTGGTATCGGAAATCTATTTAGTTGTTATCAGATACTATAGCATTAGCTTGGGAGTTTGACATAACCCGCCGTGCGGTATACGACCAGGGGCTTTCGCCACCCAGTACCTTGACCATACGCTTGAGTGATCCGTTGATTCGTCTATGTATAGTGGTATCAGACAGATCAAACACGGTAGCTATCTGCCCTAATGTCATGTTCTCCTGGTATCTCATCTCAAGTATGAGTCTATCATCAGGGTCTAGCTTATCCATAGCTGAACGCACGTCAATCAGTGAGATAAGGAAGTTACCACCAGTTGCAGGGTCACCACCACCACCTGATACACGTATCTGTTGAGTAGCCTGCTGCTCATTGGCTTCATTCATGTGAGCAATCAGCTCTTCAATGATGCCTATGTTATAGAACGCTTCATCCCTGGTCTCATACCCAACGGCCTTGGCCTTACGGCTACGGCAATACTTATCTGCCTCACGTTGCATGGCCTTAGCGCATTGGCGTATGCCACCCTTGCGGTCTGCTGGTTCTTGTTCAGGATCTAACCATTCCTTAATCTTATTGGGGCGCTTGAGTGCCCAGATAATAAGCTCTTGCTTAACATCAGAGGCCTCGAAGTAAACTGCGTACCTATTGTGTATCTGTCTGGCTACTGTTGCCGCTATCTCATCAGCTTCCACTAACCATTGCTCGGTCACTTACCCCAAACCTTCCCTTCAGCAAAGAATGAACCATCACGTGCGATAGGTACAAGTTGTGGTACTACAGTCTTACCGTCTACCCATAGGATACCGAAACCTTGTTGCCAATTACTAATGCCAGCCTTTAGATAGCTGGCTTGCTTGGCATCCATTAGGTTACCCACTTCCATGCCCCATAGGGTACGGGTAGGCACACCAGAGAACGATTCAGTGTGGTGTACTAACCCCATTCTATGTGTATGACCACATACCACGCTCTTACCTGTCTTCTTGGCCAGGTTAAGGGCAGTAGTGCCACCATTTTGAGAGATGTTGCCCTCATCACCGTGCATTAACAGCCAACCTGGTGCTAACTCATAAGGTCGCTTGTGGTACTTGATACCTAGCTCAGAAAAGCGTAAGAAGTTACCGATCTCTAGCTCAGGCAGAGAAATAAGGCCAGGTGCACGCATCATTACCGTGTTAAACAAGCGATCAGTGTGATTACTACGTATCACATGGTCTACACGCAAGGATTCAAGCACCGTAACGGTAGTGTCACGGTCACGGCCAATGGTACGCTCGTATTCTAGGGGTGTACCTTGAGCCCAGCGGCTAATGGTTTGGAAATCCATCTCATCACCAACGGATACCACGGTATCAGGCTTGAACGCACGGATAAATGTAGCTACGTTAGCAACTGCCCGCTTGTCATGGTAGGGAACTTGCAGGTCTGAGATACAAACGATAGCTTTCATTTTAGTCCTCTAGTTTGGGCCACGTGCCATCAAGCACCATGAGTGCAATGATGCCGTAGTTGGCTAGGTCAAGGAATGAATCACGAAGTGACTCATGTTTAGGGTCTTGGTTCTCGTCAATTAAATTGTTAATGCGGGAGATCTTGTCATAGATGCGTACACGTAGGCCATTAAGCGGGCCACCTGGTGCACGTGCAATGTTAAGTGGGCCATAGTCTTCTTGCTTAGATAGCAGTACGTTACCGCAACGGTCAATAACATCCCACATGTCAGTTGAGAACTGTTGTATACTTAGTTTCTTGTCGGTGGTATTGTAATTAAGATAGTCCCATTCGTCGTATCCACTTGGGTAATCTCCAAACCCATCGAGGTAAGGGACATGATAAGGCTTTCCCAGTCCGTCTTTGTCACTCATCTTCTTCCTCTATTTCCCCACGATACTCAAACCATGGATGATCTTCACACTTCTCGTAATAGTAACTTACAACCTTGCCTTTGGCAATAGGTCGCTCAACAATAAGGTAATCTTGCTTGGCCAAGAAGCCAGGTATCTCAGCACCGTCAGCTGGACCACCGTAATACGTGTAAATCATAGAACGAGAGTGTCTACTGGCCCCTGGCACGTAGGGGAGTACCGAATAGAGGCTCTCACGGCCTCTCTAACGCGGTTACGGGGGCTATCCCAGTCACGGGTACTGAACAGTGACCCCATTGCATAGGCGTAGCCTGAGCCATTGGCAATCATGTCGTATTCTGCTACTGACCAGTCCTCGGTACTGATCTCAAAAAGCCTGCCCCCTACACCAACAAGGAAATCAGCCCCGTTATCCTCGGAGTTAATGTCTATCTTAAATAAGTCTGCAGCTTTTTGTATGGCATCACAGAAATCTATGCGTAGCCAGGCTTCAAGGTTCTCATACACTGGCTTGGGGTAGGTGATGAGGTGGGCGAGCTGACCTGTACCTTGAGATGCAGAGTAACCCATAAGTATTGGTCCAACCCTGTGTATCTTAGGTGTAACCATGCTACCTATGAAGTCTTTGTCTGACATACCACGGTCACCAGCCATGTAGACCTTACCGTCATGGGCTATGCCCACTATGATTGTCATGCTAGTGCCCTTTCACGCAACCATTCCTCGCCACCATCTAGGTACACCTGGTTCACGTCATTGTTTTCAGGTAATGAGATCACTACTGCCTTGTCAAGATCTTCCTTGATGCGCTTGGCCAACTCCATGCCAGGGTTACGGCCATCTTCCTTAAGATCATTGTCTGCAAAGATAACTATGCGATCAAAGCCCTCGAACATCTTAGGAAAGTGTGGCTTCCACTGGCTCACGCCAGCAATACCCACAGCAGGCACACCCACAAGAGCAGACATAACCAAGGTATCCAACTCACCCTCGCAGATAGCAATAACATCTGAGCTTTCATGCAAGTCAATGACGTTAAACATGCCAACCTTTTGACCAGTAGGCCACAAATATTTAGGAGAGCCCCCGTCAACTTTACGAAACTTAATGCCAACAATACCAGTGGGAGTGCGATAAGGAATACTAAGACAGCCAACAGCGTGCTCATGGCCAGGCGCAGGATCACTTACTGTACCTAGGCGGAACGTACCTGCGGCTTCCTTTGTTATTCCCCGCCCTAGCAGGTAAGAGTCCGTTGCTTGATCCAGTGTGCTGACGTACTTCTCTGCGGTTTCCGTTAGCAATAACTTCTGCTCTTGTGACAGCATCTCTAAAACCTATCTCTTCCTTCTTGGATACCACATCATACACATCGCCATCAAACTGGCAAACAAAGCAATGGTATCGTTGCTTGTCTATGTTTACTGTTGCACTTGAGTGCGTGTCCTCATGCAGTACACACCGCATTGAGATGTAGCCATACTTATTAGGTATCGTTGCACCGTAGTGCTCCAGTACCGTAGCAAGGTCAGGCTTGTCGGTCATAGTAGCTTGAGCACCAGGTCGCATGGATCTCCACCCTCATCCCATTGCTCACGCTCTTCATCAGTTGCGTAATCATAAGTTCCATCATGAGTAGCGCAGATACTATCTGTTACCCACCCCTTTTGGATACCGTACTGTACCCAATCGGCACGTTCATTCCATTGTTTCTTATTCACTGCTGTCCTATCCATTGCTCAAGGGTTTGTACTACCCATGCTTGATCTATGCTTGCTTGACGGCGCTTGACAATGACATACGCTGGTGGTGTGGGACTAATGCCCCGTGCCTTAGCGTAGTTCTCTGCTTCAACCACCGCTTCACGCCAGAACCCAGGCAAGTCCAGCTTCGCTGTTGCCTTGAGCTCTAACACGTATGGTCTGCCTGATACAAAGCAAACAATGTCACCCTCATCAGCCTTACCTGCTAGGCGTAGCCGTTCAGCAGTGACACCTTTACTGCGTAACCACTTAAGCACACCAGTTTCAAACTGTGAGCCACGTGCCTTAGCCGCAGCTTGCTTGCTTACCATGGGCTACTACTATCCATCTTATCTACCAACTTAACAATGGCACGGTTACTTTCAGCCACAGTTTTTAAGGTATCATTAACCAACTGCTGATAGTTTAAGCGAACCGCAGACAACTCTGAAATTAGATCACGGTGCTTGGCTTCAAGGTCTAACACTTTGTTTTCTAACTTACCTTTGTCAGTGCGTAGCACTGCAATAGTCTCATGCAATTCTTCATAAGTTTGATCTGCTGAATCACTCATCTTTGTACTCCTTAAAGATTTCATTCCAGCACTCAGGATGAGTGCCACTAATTATCTGTTCACGTATTGGTGCAAGTAAATCAGGGAAAGCATCTTGAGCATAGGCACCGTTAAGATACCTAGTCATGTCATCTTCCCAGATAGTTAACATGCCATTCTTCTTGCAGTGTGGACAGTCTTTAGTTACATAAACTTTGTATCTCACGACAATCCCCTCCAGTATTCTGCATTGTTACCACCCTGACGGTCATTGTATAGCGTCATGCGTGAAGCATCAGCATACAACACCGTGAAGTTAGCACCACTTGCTGAGTTCTTAGCAAAGCGATTCTTAACACACGCTATGCGGTACTCATTAGTGTCATGGTCCATTGCTACAGTAAGGATCATCTCAGGTAACTGGCTGATCTTACCTTGAATAGACTTGCGTGATGGTGGTAGCTCTGGTCTACCCTCACCCTCGGACGTATGGTGCAACAAGAACACTGCTGCTTCTGTTTGTCTGGCCACGTGGTGCATAGCCTTGGCTATGTCACGCATACCAGTCCACTCATTGTCGTGTAGTGCGGCTACGTTCATCAAGTTGTCAATGATAATCAGGTGCGGGTATTCCCCAAACGCTTCACCGTATGCCTGGATAGACAGGTCAATGTCATCCAAGGTAGGTGATGGGTCAAAGCTGAACTGTAAGTTCTTCAATGTCTCCAGTTCGTCTTGGTAAAACTCATACCCGTTACCACTGTTAAATGATTCTTCAACACTGGATACCTGGTTACCTGTGATAACTGCGGCAGCTCGGATCGCTGTGGTGTAGGCATCTGTATCAGCACTGACGTACAGTGTTGGAACATCTGACTTAACCGCATAGAACAAAGCGAGCAGTGACTTACCACTATTAGGTTGGCCAGCAATCATGGTTACCTGTCCCCTACGGAACCTGACACCATCATTAGCCAACGCAGGAAACAGATCAGGAAGTAGTTGCGCTCCACTCTTTTGCTTGTTCGCTGCTTGAGCGAGAGTCAACATCGTCTAATCCTCTCTTACGTTGGTGTAATACTATTTGCTGTACCCGTGATGGAGTAACGTCAAGTAGATCACTGAGGTCTTCATAAGTAAAACCCCAGCGATCTTTCAACTTGAGCACTATTTCAAACGACGCAGGGTGTACCTTAGTTCCCTTGCGTACCGTCATGGGCTATCGGACCCACTGTGGATCGCACTTGTCTGCGGCACCCTTTGGTGCAGAACACATCCAAGCTTTCCAGTCCTTGCCATTCTTGCTACCAGTCTTCCATTCCATTGCGCCGTGACGACACATAGGTCCACCTGGTGCAGCTGATGAAGCATCCTGTACTGGTTGCTGTACCTGTACTGGTGCCTGCTGTTGCACTGGCGCTGGTTGCTGTGATGCAGGTGCTAGTGGGATATGCTGGGCAACCGTGTGGCCTGTGGCCAGGGCCTGCTCAACTGAAGTGATTACTGCTACTAGGTCACCCATGTCATTGAGTGCGCTAATGAACTCTTCTGTACTGCTGGCATACACGTTGTAAAGTGCACCCGATGCGGTCTTGAAGTTGGCTTGGAACTTGGTGCTATCTGGTGCGCTCATTATTTTGCTACTTTCTTTGTAGTTGTTTTCTTTGCAATGGTTGCCTTCTTAGGCTTTTCTTCTTGTTTTTTTAGTTCCCTGGCTAGACGACCACGAAGTGATACGTTCTCTAGCTTCGCTAAGTAAAGCTCATCTTGCAGGATCTGAATTTTCTTTTTACTGTTGTTAAACATTTGTTTCCTTTTGTTGTGCTATTAGTGCTAATGGATCTACGGCATCCTTGAAGTCCCCGCCGTAGGCGTAGCAAAAGTCTTTCACTGAGCAGTAGCTACACATCATGCTCAAGTTTGGTAAGAAGATCTGGTTCTGTACTGCAAACTCGAACTGCCTAAACAGTTCAGTAAACAGTGGGTATGTCCAGTTGTTAAAGCCTTCGGCTGGTAACAGCATGACATTGCGTGCGTCGTAATAATAACCCTGACTTGGGCGTATGCCAAACTGCTTCTCAATACTGCAGGCATACAGCGCTAGCTGCATTGCATTGGTTGGCATGTTGGCACCAGTCTTAAAGTCAATGACTACAAGTTCACCATCAGGAGTGACAGCAACCAGGTCAACAAAAGCCTTGATGCGTACATCACCATAGTCAATGTTCAACTGTAGTTCGATAGCCTTGACACCTTCAGG